AAGCAAATTTTAGCAATTTTAAAACTTATGAATACAACGAAAATACTGATAAAATCGGAGATTTGTATAATCAAAAAGACGATTTTATCGACGTTTTAGAAAAACACGGGTGGAGTATTATAAAAAAAGAAGCAGATAAGATACATTTTAAAAGGCCAGGAAAGGCCGAAAAAACTAATTCTGCAACGTTTTTATTAGAGCCTCGACTATTATACGTATTTTCAACAAACGCCTATCCATTCGAAAGTGAGTGTAGCTACAGCCCATTTGCTGTGTATACCTTATTAGAAGCTAACGGCGATTTTAAACAAGCTGTAAAACAACTCGTAGAGCAGTATCCAGAGTTTAATAAAAAAAGTAATATGAACAATAAAAAAACTACTACTAATAAAGCTCCAAAGGAGCCAAAAAAGTCTGAATTGTTCGAATTTTGGACTTACAAAAACGAAAATGAAATAGTAATAAATGTAGACCTGTTAGTTAGATTTTTAGATAAAAACAATATTTACTACTACTATAAAGAAAATGAAGACACTATATTAGTTTATGAAAAATTAAATGTTCTGAAAAAAATAGATGAAGACTTCGTAGTTAAGTTTATACAAAATTATATCGATAATTTGCCAAGCGACTACAAATTTGATGATAAAGATATATTTGATAAAGAAGCTGTTAGAACAGCATTTAACAACTTTTCTGACCAAAAATTTCGATTAGTTATGAACAGATTATCTCGACGAGATGTTGAGATAAATCACGACGAACCTGGAATTTTTTATAAGTATTTTGACAACGTAGTTGTCAAATATGAAAAAGGTAATAACTACAGAGTCGAGCTTTTAGAGTATAAAGACTTGAAAAAGAAGGTTTGGTTCGATAAAATCATAGATGGCAGATTTTTTAGAGTTACAGACTACGAAAATTTTATGGTATATAAATTTCATAAAAATGTTACTTCATCTCAAGAAAATGGCGACTGGTTAGAGAATTACAAGCGTTTTTTAGCTTTAAGAAGCGCTTTAGGATATATGTTATACGAATTTAAAAATGAAAACGATGTAAAGGTAGTCGTATTTTGTGAAGAGCAGGTTACAGATCAAGGTGGCAGGACTGGCAAGACTTTGACATGTCAAATGTTAGAAAAAATGGGCAGTAAGATGGTAAAAATTAATGGCAGAAAAGTAGATTTTTCAAATAGGTTTTTATTTCAAAATGTCGACGTGGACACAAATATCATACAGTTCGACGATACAGATAGCAAATTCGACTTCTCTTCGCTTTATTCCATCGTAACAAACGGGTTAACAGTTGAAAAAAAAGGTCGTAAAGCTATCCAACTCACACACCAACAAACTCCTAAATTTATAATTACTTCGAATTCGGTTTTGACAGATGAAAGCAATTCGGGTAAAAGCCGAAAATTTGAGGTCGAATTCAGCGATTACTACAACGACGAGCGAACTCCCGTCGACGAATTTGGAAAAAGATTTTTTAGTGGGTGGGATGAAGCAGAATGGAACTTATTTTACAATTATATGATTGATTGTGAAATTTTATACCTTGAAACTGAATTCGTAGACTACGAAAGAAAAAATATAACAGATAGGAAATTAACAGCTGCTATCTACGATGATAATTTACTAGATTTTTGTGATAAAATTTGTTATACTATATTATCAGAAAAACGTAACTATTCTAACAAAGAACTAGTAGATGAGTTTAAAAAATTATATCCCGAAAGCGAAGCCTTTGAAACTGCTAAAATTACACGTGCTATGAACAAATTTATACAAATAAAAAATCTTAAAGCAATAAAAAACGACCGCTTTTATATCGAAAAACAGCGAGTTCGAGGTTTTGTTTATCTGTATGAACACAAAAATCATAAAAGCGTTGTTGAGTTTATAAAAGCGCACGAAAGTGAAAGTGAAAAAATTGAAGTTACTGAACAAAAAATAGAAGATAAAATTCCATTTTAATATCAAATTTTAAAAAATTTTTAAGGGGAGTAAAAACTCCCCTTTTTTTTATACTTAATTTTATTATACTACCTTTTTGAAAAAACAACTTATTAATAATCAATTAGTTACATTTTTCTTTATTTTTTTGCCATTAAATTTTGGCATTTATTACCCCTATTTTTTGTCAATAAAAATTAATTTTAGGACACGTAGAAAATTTTTTAGGACAACTACTGATTAAACGACCTAAAAGCCTTTATAGGAGCGGTCTTGAAGGTGGTTGTAGGACACATATAGGACACCTCACCAAAAAACTCTCAATCCTGCTACCAGATTGACTTTGAAGGTATTTTTAGGACGTAAGGACACAAAAAATTGGTTACCTATACCCCCCTATATATATTTTATATATATCCCATATATATACTATATATATATATATTCCTATCTATCTACTAGAAAAGTAAAAAATAGTGTCCTACTAGGACACTATATAGTAGAATTAGCCTACGTTTTAAGCGTTTTAAACATAATTGTCCTGCTCGTTTTACCATTTCCTTGTAAACCAATACCAGCGTGGCTTTGACGGGGGACACCACTACCTTGTCCTATACCCGTCCTAAAATTCTTTTGGCCTATTTATACTAATTCAAAAATTTTTGCTAATTTTGGATAAAAAATGTATAAATCTGACAAAATAGACAAAGTAAAAAAAAATAATGTTAGATATACAAAAGAATATTTGCTTGAAAAATCTTTAAAAGTGATTGAAGAGCACTCCCCTACGACTATAGACGAAATGATATCTTTTATAGGTTGTAGTAGAGAGACTTTTTATAAAAAAATTCAAGTTAACAGTAAAGAATATGAACAAATATTCAATGCTATTAAATTAGCTAAACTTCGAGTATCAAACAAACTAAAAGCTAAAATTCTTGAATCTGATAATCCTACTTTGATTATCAGTGGTATAAAGTTATATGGCAGTGAAGAAGATAGACAAGCTCTTAATCAAAATATTAACGTTAATGCTAACACTACTGTCAATTACGAAGATGTTAAGAAGATAGAATTAAATATTAACAAGTTAAGTATAGAAGAGCAAAAGCAACTAAATGCTTTATTAGAAAAGATTAAAAAAGAATAAAAATATGGAAATTAAGCAGGAATTTAAAAATTTAATACCACCTTTAAATGAAGCTGAATACAGCGAATTAGAAAGTAGTATTTTAGCAGAAGGTTGCAGAGAACCTTTAATAGTTTGGAATAATGTTCTAGTGGACGGACATAATAGATATGAAATTTGCACAAAGCATAACATACCCTTCGAAACTAAAAGTATAAATTTTTCTGACGACGACGAGGCTATGGTGTGGATTATTACAAACCAGTTAGGTAGGAGAAATATAACTGACTTTGCAAGGGCTGAACTAGCACTAAAAAGAAAGGAAATATTATTAAAACAGGGAAGGGAAAAACAAAAACAAACTCTTGGAGGATATAAATATAATGAACCATCAGTTTTGACCGAGTTGGTCAAAACTGATACACCACATAATACTCGTGAAATATTAGCAAAAGAAATAAGAGTTGGGCAAGGAACAATAGAACGTGTGGAGGTAATATTAAAGGAGGCACCAGAGGAGGTAAAAGATAAGTTGAGGCGTGGTGATATTACTATTAATAAAGTATATACTGAAATTCAAAATAAAAAAAGAGCACAACAAAAAACACCAGAATTGCCAACTGGTAAATATAGAGTTATATATGCAGACCCCGCTTGGAAATATAAAAATTCTGGATTTACAACATCAGCAGAAAATCATTATAAAACTATGCCTACGGATGAAATTTGTAATTTACCTATAAAAGATTTGGCAGATGAAAATGCTGTTTTATTTTTATGGGCTACAAATCCTTTATTAGAGGATGCTTTAAGAGTTTGCAAGGCTTGGGGATTTACATATAAAACAAATTTTGTATGGATAAAAAATCAACATACAGGAGGTTTTTATAATTATGGACAACACGAATTATTATTTGTAGCAACAAAGGGTTCAATGTTACCAAAATTAGGAAGTTTACATTCATCAGTTATAAATTCAATACGCCGTGAACATTCACGTAAACCAGATGAAATTTATGACATTATAGAAGCAATGTATGATGCTCCTTATTTAGAGTTATTTGCAAGAACAGAAAGAAAAAATTGGACAGGATGGGGACTGGAATATGGAATATTCTAATAGACAAATTAAATCTTATTCAGGTGATTTAATGCAAAAAGGTAAATATGGTGAATCCATTGTTTTACAATGGCTGAAAGAAAATCCTAATGTTAATGATGTTATAGATATGAGAGAATATAGAATTTCTCAACGTTTAGATGTTGATTGTGGAATTGAAACACTTGATAGGTCTTTAGTTTTAGCAGAAATTAAAACTGATTATAACCTTGGTAAAACTAATAATTTTATTTTTGAAATATTTAGAATTAATCATTTTGTAGATGCAGACCAAGTTTTTTATTTAGGTTGGGTATTTAGGTCACCAGCTAAATATCTTCTTTATTATTCACCTAATGAAAATATTATTTATCGTTTTACTTTTAAAAATATTAGGGAAACAATAGGACAATATATAGCAAAGGTAAAACCTCAAATAATTTCAGTACCTACTGATGAACAAAAAACAACCTTTAATATATTAATACCTCAATATCTTTTTAATAACAAAATACAAAAATTTGAATTAAAGATAAATAATGAATAAAATCAATACAAATGATATTTTAGCTGTAGATATAGCTGTTAAACGTGCTTTATTTAAGAATAGTTTTTATGAATTCTTTAAATTCTTTTGGAGCACTTTAAATCACGAAAAACTTGTAGATAACTGGCATATAAAATATTTATGTGACGAACTGCAAAGCGTTGCTGAACGTGTATTCAGGAGAGAAAAAAAAGAATACGACCTTATTATTAACATACCACCTTCAATGAGCAAAACCTCTATTTTAAATATCTATTTCCCGCTGTGGTGCTGGGTTAACGATTATTCATTACAATTCATTAGCGTGAGCTACAGCTATCAATTATCTATAAATATAAGCGAGCGTTGTAGGGATGTTATGAGAAGCGACTTGTTTAAAAAATATTTTTATGATGTTAAGATAAAAGAAGACAGCGACACTAAACAGCTATTCAGAGTAGTAAAAGACAACCAGGTAGGGGGCTTCAGGTATGCGACCTCCGTAGGAGGCACTATTAGCGGTATACACGGACACTTTATTTTATTAGACGACCCTGTCAACGCCGTTGACGCCTTATCAGACACTATGATTAGAAATACAAACGACTGGCTGGACAACGTAATTTTTAGTAGAAAAGTAGACAACGATGTTAGTGTAGTAATTTTAGTAATGCAGCGTTTACACGAAAACGACACGACAGGATATCTGTTAAGTAAAAATAAAAACATAAAACATATATGTTTACCTGCTTTGCTTTCAGAAAACATACAGCCATCCGACTTAAAAAAATATTATATAGACGACTTGTTAGACAGAGAGCGACTTTCCAAAGAGGTATTGGAGCAGAAAAGAATTGAGATGGGCGATTATGCTTTTGCAATGCAGTATCTGCAAGAGATAGTGCCAAAAGCGGGCAGCTTTTTTGATGTTAGCAAGTTATTAACTATCAATAATTTAGATGAAAAAGAATTTGTAAGAGTAGTGCGATACTGGGACAAGGCAGGGACACACCAAGCTGGCTGTTACACGGTTGGAGTTAAGATGGCTATGCTAAAAAATAGAACCTATGCGGTGTTGGACGTGGTGCGAGGGCAGTGGGAAGCGAGCGAGCGTGAGAAAATTATAAGACAGGTAGCGGAGCTTGATGGACAGCAAGTTACAGTTTTTGTAGAGCAGGAGCCTGGTTCGGGTGGAAAAGAAAGTGCAGAAAGCACAATTAGGAACTTGGCTGGTTACAGGTGTTATGCTGATAGACCA